TATAAAATTATGAGCATTATAAAATATACAATTAAAAACACATCAAACGACATCATATACTGGTTATGTTTTGATGACAATGGAGATCCTCAAATATTTGGAAGAGTAGGACCTGGTCAAACTTTTGACACAAAATATGAAGATGTAGAACAATATTTAGATTATGATGTTTTTAGAGATAGACTAGTAGAGTTAAATATAGTACCAGAAGGTGCTGATATAGAACCAGTAATACAATAATTATGGCAGTAAACGAACAAGGACATTACGGAAAATACAGTGGTAATGCAAGACATTCATATAATCACGCTCACACGAGAGTGACAAAAGCAAATTATAAAGATGCAGTTAAAGATGATGCTGCTCATATAGATTATCTCAAAAGAGATGTATTATATGATGCTCATCATGGACATAGTGATATTGATATGACAGCTGATGAAAAACATATATCAAAATTAGCTGGTGATATAAAATATGATAAAAAGCATCATGGCGCTGGTAAACACCACGGACCTGGAGATTTTCAAGGTAATTTTCATGCAGCTCAAGAAAAACATTCAGAAAGCGGAGAGCATTTAGGTAAAAAACAAAATGCTCCTGCAAAGAAAAAAATAAGTGGACCTGCAAAAGTAGATCCAAAAAAATTAAAAGAAATAGCCGGACAATTAAAACAAGCTTCAGCAATGCATAAAGGTCAGGCAAAGAAAATAGATAGCATGCTGAAATCATTAAAATAATAACAATAAACAAAAACAAAAACAAAATGGCAAAATTTATAGCATTAGAAGTTGTTGGTAATTCTAACGACTTCGAAAACGGAGAACACCTTATAAACGTTGATCAAGTTACAGGTATACAACAAGATGCTGATCAAACGGTAGATATATATTTAGCGGGTGGAACACCTGGTGACAAAGTAACTGTTACATTATCTACATCACAAACTTCACAAGTAAATCCAGTAATGTCTTCAAATTTAGGAGTAAAAGCTTTTAACTTTGCACTAACTGCAAATCCAGGAGGCGTTAAAGCTAAAGTATTTTTAGGTGTTGACGACGCCGGAGATCAAATGTATATTAGAGACATATCATTTGCATAATAGTTAAGTAATGTATAAACCAAGGGGACTAGGCGATAGCATAGCAAACTTTACAAAAAAGACAGGTATTAAGCACGTTGTAGACATTGTCTCTGACGGGCTTAATATTCCCTGTGGTTGTAATAATAGGCAAGAGTGGTTTAATAAAAAATTTCCTTATAAAAATGATTAAGTTTGGAGGTAAGTTTAGTATTGAACCTTTTTATCCTACATCTGTAATACCAGTTTATGAAAGAGATATGTCGAAAGATCCTGCAATAGGTAGAACTCTTAAAAACGGTGTAATTATAATGGAAGAAGATTTATCTCCTTCATTAAAAACAGAAACACATTCTCATGAGCAAACTCATGTTAATCAAATGAAACATGAGGGTTTTAATTGGGACGATAACAACATTTATTTTAAAGGTAAAAAATATTCAAAAGAACACTTTGCAAAAGGTACTGGACCATGGGAAAAGGACGCTTATGCAAACGAAATAAAAGCAAAAAAATCATGAAAGAAAAAAAGAATTCACCATCTAAATTCGATGACGTTGTATTAGGTGGCAACAAAGGTGATAAGTCTAAAACAAAACCAGGTAAAAAAGATTATGAGGGTGCTAATAAAATGCCGGATGGTTTTAATATGAAAAGACCAGCTGAAAAACTAGGTTATATTCAAGAGCTTGGAGCAGGTAGAGTGTCACCAGGAAAAATGGGTGATATGACTGCAATGAAAATGATGCATGGTGATGCAGCTGCTAAGTCTTATGACGGAGCTGGTATGTATATGAATGGAGGACCAAAATATGAAGGAGCTTCAAAAGCATATGGACCAATGAAATATAAAGACGGTCCAGGCGCGCATAAAGCAGGTCATATAGAAGGATTACCTAGCTATACAACTACTAATACTAATGTTACTAGATCAGGTGGTGGTAGTTCATCTACATCAAGCAGTTCATCAAGTAGTGGTGGTAGTTCACAATCAAAAAATAAATTAGAAAAAGCTCAGTCTGGATCAAAAACAAAAATGTCTGATTCAGATTTTATGACTAGCTTATCTAAAAACAAAAAGTTTGCTGGTAGAACTGGATCTGAAATGGCAGAAGCTGGTCATATATCTAAATCTAAAATTGGTGATTACGATAAAATAGCTGGTACATCTAGTTCAGGTGGAGGTTCTTCAAGTAACAAGTCTTCAAGTAGCTCTAATAAATCTAGTGTACAAACAAATGTTAATAAAAAAACAACTGTACTTGGAGATAAAACACAAAAAGATATTTTAGATAAAGGTAAGGAAAAACTACAAAATAGAGCTAATAAGATTAAAGGAGAAAGAGAAGCAGCTATGCTTAAATCTCAACAGGATAGTATTAAAGTTGCAAACAAAAAACTAGCAACATTTTCTGGACCTTTAACACAAAAAAAATTAGATGTAGCACATAGATATGGTCAAGTAGCAGGTAAACAAGCCTTAGCTGACGCTAAATCCTCTGAGCAAAAACCTGGGGGTGGTTATAATAGGCTTTTTGATCGTAGTGAACTTACAGGTTTTTATGATACAAGATCTGGTATGACAGGTAAAAAAGGTACAGGAGTAGGTGAAAAACCAAACAAGAAAATATCTAAAAGAAACCCTGAAGTAAAAGAATCATTTACATATGGAACTGGAAGTTTAGGTCAAAGACCAATGCTTGAAGATTATCAAGGTGGATCACCTAAAATGCCTAAGAGTCCAATGAAATTTGGAATGAAAAAATAAAATGAAAAAAATCTTAAGTCTTTTAACCGGTGGTTTAATCAAAGACGTAGGTAATGTAATTGATAAACTTACAACTACAGACGAAGAAAGATTAGCTGCTAAGCAAAAGATACAAGAGTTATTAGAAAAAGCTGATCAGGATGCACAGACGCAAATCACTGAGCGGTGGAAGGTTGATATGCAATCTGATTCGTTTTTATCTAAAAATATACGACCACTAGTATTAATATATTTAACTATTATATTTACAGCACTATCATTTTTTGATGGTAATATAGGTGGTTTTCAAGTAGCTGAAGAATATATACCTATTTTTCAGTCTTTATTAATTACGGTATATGGTGCGTATTTTGTTGGGCGTACATGGGAAAAATCAAAAAAATCCAACAACAATAATTAAATAAAATTAAATGTCAGAACAATTAAATAAAATCGAAGAAAAAGAGTTATCAGAAGTTGTTGAGCAACAAAACAAATTAAATGATATACTTACTAGACTAGGTATATTAGAAACTCAAAAACATAGTTTATTACATCAAGTTGCAACTCTTAACAAAGAGATTGATGAAACTAAAAAAGATCTAGAAGGAAAATACGGTCAAGTAAATATTAACTTAGAAGACGGAACATATACTGAAATAAAGTCTCAGGACGAAGCAGAGTTGAGCGTTGTTAAAGAAAGAGATTAAAATGGATAATGTTATAAGAAAAATCAGCATTGGTGCTGATTACAAGAATGACGCTATGCATTATTCTGTTGGGCAAGAAGTATATGGAGGTCACACTATATCTCATATTTTACTTGAAGATAAAGATTCATCATATAACATTTTCATTAAAAAAAACGATGAGATATTACCATGGAAAAAATTTAATTCTAACATGGCTATATCTATTGAGTATGACTTACATTACTAATGAAAAGCGTATATGATTTTATCGTTAAACCAGTCGGTGAAAGATATGCAAACACTAAAAAAATCGGTGATACAGATTTAATAGTTAATACAAAAATAGAAAACTGGAAATTTGTAAACAGGTTTGCTGAAGTTGTTTCAACACCACTAGCATTAGCCACACCTGTAAGAATAGGTGATATTGTTGTATTACATCAAAATGTTTTTAGAAGATTCTATGATATGAGAGGTAAGCAAACAAATAGTAGATCTTTTTTTAAAGATGATTTATATTTTGCAAGTGTAGACCAATTATATTTATATAAAAGAAATAATACTTGGTCATCTTTAAACGATCGTTGTTTTGTTATACCTATAGAGAACAGTGACGCTCTAATGAATGAAAAAGAGCAAAACAATATTGGGGTATTAAAAATAGGTAATAGTTTATTAGAAAAGCTAGAAATAACTCCTGGACACTTAGTTACGTTTAAAGCTGGGTCTGAATGGGAGTTTAATATAGATAATGAACGGTTATACTGTATGAAATCAAATGATATTTTATTAAACCATGGATATAAAGAAAACAAAGCAGAATATAATCCAAGCTGGGCAAAGAGCAGTTGATGAGTTGATAAAGGTTGCTAAAGAACCTATTGTTGATTCTGATGATGATATATCAGCTGACAGATTAAAAAATGCAGCTGCCACTAAAAAGCTAGCTATATTTGATGCGTTTGAAATACTACAACGTATACAAGAAGAAGAGGATATGTTAAACACTAAACCAAAAGAAGTTAAACAAGAAAGAACTTTTAAGGGTTTTGCTGAAGGTAGATCTAAATAATGTATACTCAAGATCTTTATAAAGTTTTAGATAATTACATAAAACCACATGTAATTAAAAAAAACAATAGATATAAAAAGTGGGAATATGGTTATAACAAAGAGCATGATGTAATTGTTATAAGTAAAACAGGGCAAATAGGTGAGGTATATGAAATACAAAATCTAAAAATTGCTTTACCGAAAAAACCAAAAGACATATGTAATTTTAAGTCTGATACATGGGAATACACTAATATACCAGAAGAATTAAAAAAAATTAAAACGATCTTTGATTGGGAACAATACTCATTAGATTTTAAAGAAACTTGGTATGATTACATTGATCAAGAGTTTACTCGTAGAGACGAAGGCTTTTGGTTTTATAACAAAGGTAATCCTACTTATATCAGTGGTACTCATTACATGTACTTGCAGTGGTCCAAGATTGATGTTGGGAAACCAGATTATAGAGAAGCCAATAGATTATTCTTTATATTCTGGGAAGCTTGCAAGGCAGATAAACGTTGTTACGGGATGTGCTATCTTAAAAACAGACGTTCTGGGTTTTCGTTTATGGCGTCCGGAGAAGTGGTTAATTTGGCAACCATATCCTCTGACTCTAGATATGGTATATTATCCAAGTCTGGACCAGATGCTAAGACCATGTTCACAGACAAGGTGGTACCCATATCGGTTAATTACCCCTTCTTTTTCAAACCGATACAAGATGGTATGGATAGACCAAAGACGGAACTTGCCTACAGAGTACCAGCCAGTAAATTCACGAGGCGCAAGATACTCGCAAACGAACCGCAAGAAGACTTACAAGGTCTTGACACAACGATCGATTGGAAAAACACAGGTGATAACTCCTATGACGGTGAGAAACTCAAACTCCTTGTACATGATGAATCGGGTAAATGGGAAAGGCCAAACAACATCCTCAACAACTGGCGTGTCACTAAAACCACGTTAAGATTAGGTAGTAGAGTTATAGGTAAGTGTATGATGGGTTCAACGTGTAATGCGTTAGATAAAGGTGGTGATAATTTTAAAAGAATATACTATGATTCAGACGTCACAAAAAGAAACCGCAACGGACAGACTCGTTCAGGATTATATAGTTTGTTCATACCTATGGAATGGAATTACGAAGGATACATTGATTCTTATGGATTACCTGTATTCCAAACGCCAGAAACAGAGGTTGAAGGGCCTCATGGGGAGGTTATAGATTTAGGTGTAATTGATTATTGGCAAAACGAAGTAGATGGTTTAAAAGGTGATCAAGAAGCTTTAAATGAATTTTATAGACAATTCCCTAGAACAGAAGAGCATGCATTTAGAGATGAGGCTAAATCATCTTTATTTAATCTAACTAAAATATACGAACAAATAGATTTTAATGGAGATTTAAAGCATAGCTCATTAGTTACAAAAGGTAACTTTCAATGGCGAGATGGTATAAAAGATACTAGTGTAATATTTGTTCCAAATAGTAATGGTAGATTTCTAGTTACATGGGTTCCACCTGAAAACTTACAAAATCGTATAATATTAAAAAATGGTGTAAAGTATCCTGGTAATGAAGATCTAGGTGCTTTTGGGTGTGACAGTTACGACATATCTGGTACAGTTGACAATAGAGGTTCTAATGGTGCATTGCATGGATTAACTAAATTTAGTATGCTTGATGTGCCACCAAATCATTTCTTTTTAGAATATATTGCTAGACCTCAAACAGCTGAAATATTTTTTGAAGATGTATTAATGGCTTGTGTTTTTTATGGCATGCCTTTGTTAGCAGAAAATAATAAACCACGTTTACTATATCATTTTAAAAGAAGAGGATATAGAGGGTTTAGTATGAATAGACCAGATAAAGTTTACAACAAACTATCGGTAACAGAAAGAGATATAGGTGGTATACCTAATTCAAGTGAAGATATTAAGCAAGCACATGCTGCTGCTATAGAAACCTACATAGAAAATTTTGTAGGTTACAACAACGAAAAATACGGTGACATGTATTTTCAACGTACATTAAATGATTGGAGTAAATTTAATATAAATAATAGAACCAAGCATGACGCCTCGATTAGTTCTGGGTTAGCTTTAATGGCTTGTAACAAAAATAAATATAAACCAATACCAGATAGACAATTAGTTTCATATGATCTAGGTATTAAAAAATACGACAACTCAGGACTTGTTTCTAAAATTATAAATAAATGAATATAGATTATAATGCTAACAGTGCCTTTCCAAATCAGGTGGTACCTTTGGAGGAAAAGTTAAGTTTAGGATATGGTAGGCAAGTTGCTGATGCCATACAATCTGAATGGTTTGCACAAGGTAGAACTAATGGTAATAGATATTTAACTACATTTAATAACTATCATCAACGTAGATTATATGCTAGAGGTGAACAATCAACTCAAAAATATAAAGATGAATTATCAATTAACGGTGATTTATCTTATTTAAATTTAGATTGGAAACCAGTC